ATACCGCCATCCATAGTTACCGTGATAGGTATTTTTGACTTCTCACGAACATAACGAGACTTCTCAACGTTAATGATAAAGTTATACCCCACTAAATCTGTTCCATCTTTTTCTTGTTGGCGACCTAGAATAAAGATATTATCTGCTGAATAGTAAGAACCAGTGCCACCACCAACAACATCTTTAGCATACATTTCCATAGTTTTGTATGTATGGTTAACTACAATCATAGGTATATCTTTAAGCGATAAGTGTGGAGTTACCATACGGAATAAACTCTTAACTTGCTTTGCTCGAGACATATCAGTGACAGACTTTTGGTCTAAACTATCTTCTACTTCTTTTTTAGAAGCTAAGTTACCGATTGAATCGAGAATAATAATTAATTTATCACCACGTTGAATGTCTTGTAGTTGATTCATGATATCAAACTTTAACTGCTCAATATCTGTAAGCGGTGTATGAATTACTCTGTCCATATCAATCTGAAACGACTCAAAGTATTGCTTTGGTGTTCCAAACTCAGAATCGTAGAACAGCATAACCGCATCTGGATATTTGTCCATGTAAGATTTAGCCATTAATAAGCTAAAAGCAGTCTTAAAGTGTTTAGATGGACCTGCCCACATAGTTAAACCAGGGGTCAAACCACCATCAAGTCTACCAGACAACGCAACGTTGACCATAGGCACACCTGTCGTAATCATATCTTTCTCATTAAAGAATTTTGATTTTGCTAGAATAGCACTGTCTTTAATCGTGCTATTCTTTTTAATTTTATCTAATAAACTCATATTTTTATATTCCTTTATCACTAGTTTTAACTTCATTAATAACAGATTGCGACAAAACTATTACCATAATGTGTTTTGTTTCTCTGTGTTCCAACCCATACAATTCAAAATAATTTTAATTGGATCCAGAAAGGTCTTTTCGAATTGTGTATCATAGTCAATATATTGCTGTATGTCAAACTCTTTCGGCAATCTATTTGGAAAAGATATTACGGTATCTTTAAATGGATTAGGCACAATCAAATAAGTGAATTTAACTTTCTCACCTTCTTGTATAAGTTGATACTTATTTGTTAACTTCATCTTCTTTAAATTGTAATTATATACAATAGCACCTTTAACATGGATAGGTGTACCTTTCTTATACAAAGTAACTGTATCTGAATAAACGTTCAACCCATTGAGGCCTCTTGGAAATGATATTTCTTCTACTGGCAAGTGTTTGAATTCATTACGAAATTTCTCAATAAATTCGTGCATATCAGTCTCTTTTCCAGAAATCATAATTTTAATAGATTCTTTCATCTTTGCACGAACTACGGAAGGTGTTGATGATTTAATCATTTCTAGACCAGTTACTTTAACATATGGTTCAGCATATTGAACACCCTCGTTATTGTATACATTTAGAATATATCGCTTCTTGGCAGTCCATATACCCTTATCTGCCAAAGCTTCTCGCTTCATCTGCATTTTTTGACGATAAGCATTCATATATTCAGCAAGCTCACCAAAACTCTTATCTATGTAGGGTTGTAGTCTCTCTTCACAGACTCTATCCATAAACTCGATTACTTTTTGCTTAGGCATCGATACTGCACCATCAACACCATATACTTTATTGACAAGTGCACCAAGTCTCAGATAGGTAGAGTCTGTATCAACCGCAATCACGTAGTCTTCGTTCGTAGATAATAGCTTGTTCAGATATGCGTTAATCTTACTTTCAATCCATCGAATACTAAATTGTCCAGATGTTGTAATTGCTGAAGCAATTCTTAAATCATAAAATCTAAAGTATTGTGAACCCATCGCACCATATGCTGAGTTTAATGATAGTTTCTTTGCTAGTTGTAGGTTATTATACCTGGCTATCAATCTTTCTAACTCTTCTTTTTTAGTTGTATCTTTTTCTAACTCATACTCTTGTTTTGCTTTTAGCATCAAATTCTTAAACTTTTTACGGTCTTCATACATGTCTTCCATCATTTTAGGTAAGAAACCCTGTATGTCTCGTTTAAAGAACTGTCCGTTAGGTGTTAGAGTTATATTGTTAGATTTCAACCAATCTAAATTGAAATCTTGATTTAGTAGTTTATCTACAGTGACTTGCTCTGAAATCAAAGCCCGCATTTCTGGCGTATAATCTTCTGGCTGAATCAATGTTTCTGGAGATAGATTGTATTGCATTATCAAATGGGGATATAGAGAATTCAAGTCAAAGCTAGCAACCCATTCATGCACACCTACTTGAGGGTCTTTAACATAACCACCCTCGTAAGACTCGTTCTTACTAGTTTTAACTTTTGAAGGAACAATAATACCTTTATCGAGAAGGTTATTATATGTTAGAGAATCCCACATGCGAGTTTGAGCAAATATATCTTCATAATTTGTTTTAGTGTCGTATGCTAAGGTTAATGCCAACTCAAATAGTTTCAGTTTGTCGTCAAGTCTGAGGATTAGATTAACGTCTTGTATATTGTATTCGATAAACTTTTGATAATTTTCTTTGAACAACTGCGTGAGGCTATCATACTCGTCATATGATATTTTATTTTCACCTAACTCAACATGGGCAATGTTATCTAATCGATATGAGTCTTGTGAGTTACCCTCTGGAGAATATGCTTTATATAATTCCATGTAGTCTAACGATGCTAAACCAACAATAGTATATGTCGTATATTCTTTACCTAAACTCGAAACTCGTTCACGTTCAGTAATCACATTCCAAGGAGATAGTTTTTTAGTTGTATCTTCACCTAGAATTTTCTTGAATCTATTGATGATATATGGTATATCAAACCCAACAGAGTTCCAACCAGAAACAACATCTGGACAATTCTCAGACCATAGATTTAGAAATTTGGAACATAACTCATACTCGTCAGAGCATTTAGTATATTTCTCTTCACCCTTGACTGTGTAATCTCCACAACCAAAAGTATACGTGTCACCACCAACATACATGATAGTAATCGCTGTTATTGGTTGAGCAGCTAATTTGGGGTCTGGAAAACCGTTATCAGAGGCAACTTCAATATCGATTACACCTATTAAGATGTCTTTAAAATCCCAGTCAATCATACCCTTATGCTCATCGGCAATAAAGGCATATTCGTAACCAGAATTTCCATACACTTTAAAGTTTTCTACATCTTCATATCGTTTAACAAAGTCTCTTGCTTCACGAATAGTGTCAAACTTTTTAGGTTGCAGATATTCACCTGATAAAGACTTATAGTCAGTAACTTCATATTTTGAGGGCAAATACAAAGTAGGCGAATACTGAATTTTCAGTTTCATTCGCCTACCGTCTTTAATACCTCTAAATAAAATGTTACTACCTGAAGCCACTACGCTTGTATAGTAATTTTTCATTCAGCTATTATATCATTTTCCTGGCAAAGTTGAAGCAATTTGTATGCCAGAACCGAATACTTGGTTATATTGATTTTCGAGTTCAACAACTGGTGTTGATAAAATTAACACATCGTCTGCGCTAATCTGTATACCACTTGTGAACTCTTGTGAGAATTCGAGATATGGTGAAAATGCTATGCCACCTTGGTCATTTGCAGATTTTGGTGGCACAACAATAACTTGAACTGGTTGTTTAACTGAAACAAATCCCTGCTCTTTGTTTATCTCAACTTTTCCTATGATGGTATGATTTGTTTTAAATGTGATTAGTTTAACCTCTTGCATCATACTTCTCCACTTCTGCGACAGATAATATATCAAGTGTTACCCATTTCTTAGGAAACATGTTATCTTTTCCTTTGAACTCTTTAGCATCCAATGTTGGGTCATCAACTAAACCTAAAATTTCTACCATGTCATCATACTCTCGAAGATACAAATCGTATTTTAAAGACTTGGGTAATTTTTTAGATGTCGCAATATTTTTTGCTACACTCGAATAATCATTAATGTTTTTCATATTATACTTTAGCCCTCATTACACGTTGCGAACGACCAGTATTACCGGGTCTGTGTTCACCAGTGAACTCAACAAGATTCTTTTCAAGTAACTCTCGATATCTTGCTGTCACAGATGGATATGGCATTGATGGATTACGTTTCAATACTTGGTCACTAATACATCCACGTTGACCGAAAGATTTAATAGTTTCATAAACAGTTTCTTGGACTGTTTTGTGTTGTTTTTTCTTTCCTAATAAAAAGTTAAGAATTGATTTTAAAAGATTTACAAAATTGTTCATAATAACCTCACAATGAGTTATACAAAAGATTCAAGATTAGGTGGAGTCCAACCCTCTGGTTTGAGAATCTTACCATCCGCTCTACGAATCACCTTACCCGTTTCGTAGTCAATCTTATCGAGATTGCTACGTTTTACTTCTTCCCAGGCACCATTCACATCGAAGCCCTTCATGTGACAATAACCTAGAATAACCCAAATCATATCCATACAAGCATCGAGTTCTTCAATATTATCATTGTTTTGTCTAGCTTGCAAGAATTCTTTGTATTCTTCTTCAATTAATGTTGCATAAAGGTCTTGATTTTCTTCACATACTTCTTGACCACTAGCTTCAATAAAGATTGAAACTGTTTGAGGATTAATCATTATGCTAATACTTTCAAGTTATGCTCATAATGTTTCTTACGGTCTTCCAATCCAATAGTGCCACCGTTGATACGCTTAGTCATTGCTAGGATATCTTTTTTATCTGCAATCTCATTTAAGCCGTTTTTCTTCCAGAACCAACAAGCAGATTCGATTGCACCGTCTAGAGTTTCAAGATAAGCGATAGTCTCGTCAATAGATTTGCCGATTGCTGTTGCAAACGCTGAGTAATTATCACGACCCGTTAACTGAATAGCACCGCGGCCGCGATACTTATAACCATCACCGCTAGCTTCGTTACCATTGCCCATACGAGAAGCATACACTCGATTGGCAATCATTTCAGGCTTGCGTTCGTATTTCGTTGCGATTGCATCGTCTGCAAAATATTTACCAAATGTTCCACGAAGGCCTTTAGCCCCGTAGTTTAAGTTTTCTTTTAATACTGTGAAGTCCATAGACTCGTGTCCACACTGAGCTAAAAAGCCAGCAGCACGTTCTGCCGTATTAATATCGTATTTTGGGAAAGCCGCTGTAAGAGCTTTCAACAGTAGGTCTGGTTGTTTGTTGTTCTTAACGCACTGTTTAAGTTTGTCAAGCGTTAGGGTTAATGCCATTTATTTTTCTCCTATATGATTGATTTCAATACCGCATTTCAAAAGAAATTGAATACCTTGATTACTTCTATATGTATGTTTATAATAAACTTTCTTTATACCTGAACCGTAAATTAATTTTGCACACTGAATACATGGTGCATGCGTAACAAAAAGAGTAGAGTCTTTACCAGACTCGCCATCCCTAGCTAATTTAATAATAGCGTTTGCTTCAGCATGAACAACTTCTACTTTAGTTTCAATGTCATTATTCTCATTGGTAAACTCACATACATTATCCCAACCTGCGGGCATACCGTTGTAACCAATACTGATTATTCGATTATCTTTAACTATAATCGAACCCACTTTTAGTCTAGTTGCTGAAGACAACTGAGCAAATCGCTCAGCCGTATCCATATAAGCATCAATCCATTTTTGCTTCATACTATTTTGGCTTAGTTTCTTTACCAGTCAAGATAACTCTTTCAGATGTGTTTCTTGTAGACTCTGCTTGAATCATTGCTAGTTTGAATAGTCTTCGAGGCTCTCCTGTCATAGTAGACAAGAGTCGTTTGATTGGTTTTGATAAGTTAAATGTTGCATTTGTTTTCATAATGTTCACCTTATATAAAAGGGGACCTAAGTCCCCTCATGATTAATCTTCCACTAAAAGTTGTTTTTCAGTCTTTGTTGGTTCTACCAATGGTAGGTTACCGTTAGCGATAATAATCTTACGTGGCTTCTTAGATTCTGGAATAACGTTTTCTAATCTGATACGTAAAATACCATCGACATACTCAGCACCCAACACTTCGACCGTGTCTACGATACTGATTGATTTAGTGAATGCTCTAGCGGAAATTCCCTTGTGTAAGTAATCCACATTGTCTAAGAATGAGGACTCTTCTTCTGTTTGCTTCTTTTCACCCTTCACAATTAGCGAACCATCAGCTACTGTGATGTCGATATCATCTTTTGAAAAACCAGCAATAGCTAACTCTACGACGTAGTTATAGTCATCGAGTTTAATGATATTGTGTGGTGGGTATTTTTCTGATGGTTGAGTCGACCGATTGAGCAGTCTATCGATATCGGCAAACAATGAGTCGTAACCCAATGAAGTACCTAAAATTGTTGAAGATTCTAACGACCCAAATTTAATGCGGCCTGTTGCTAAATTTGTCATACTATTTCTCCCTATTGGCGAGTGTTATTAAAAATTCTACCCCGAAGGCGTAGATAAAATGATAGATATTTTTGTGTCAGGAACCTATCAAACCCCGTGAGAGCAGCCCATCCCGATTTCGCTTCAACGGAGGCAGAATTCTAGCGGGTCTGCCTTTTCTATTTATATATCTATTTACCAAAAAGTCCTAAAACTTTTTGTTTCAATGTTTTTGCCCATGTGGATTGCTCAACATGCCAACCAATAAACGCACCAACTAAAATCCAGAATAAAGTTTCTAACATATGTTACTCCTTTATAAAATTGATAGGTTATTCTGTTACGAGGAAACCTATCGAAACCCTAAGTGGCAATTAAGCCGCTAATGCGAATAACTCATCGTTTGCAGTTATA